ATTTAAATTTCCCGCTTCTTTTAATTCTGTTATATACAGCTCTCTTACTTATTTCTAAATAATCGGCTAAAGCACTGATTTCAACTGGTCCATCATCCACACTCAAAACATTAAAGGCTTCTTCTAACTCTTGCTGAGTTTTTTCACTACGATTTTGATTAGACTTCTGAACGCCTTTTTTCCATTTTTCTTTTTGGCTATCATCTTCAAGCTTTATGTCTTGCAAGGTTTCATCCAAAACATGAATCGGATATCTAAACCAAGCATTAACTGGCTTGAATTTAGGAAATTCACGTAATGTTCCTTCTAATCTCCATGCAGTAGCTTGTCTAACTGATTGAATAGCTTTTTGTTTCTGCTCGTCAACGTACTTCAATATTTCCTGCGAATTATCTAATGTGTTAATCGCACTCATTAGATGATGTTCCATTTGCTTTTTGCTAAATTTATCATCTAGTCCAACTCTGTCATAGCTAGGAACATAATGTTTAATTGCTTGGTTGTACAATTCACAGACAACTTCATTTTCTTTGAAGATGTACCTATCTCCTGTAACTGGCAACTCGATTAAGTCCAAGATTGCATCCGGATCTCTGGCAAATACCCCTGAACCAGATGAACGGTCCATTGAGTTCTTACCACCTTGAGCACCTTTAGAATGATGATGAGCATAGATAACTGAACAATTTAATTCAGTTGCAATTCTGTCAAACTGATTAACAAAGATCGACATATCATGAGCGTTATTTTCATCACCGGTTAAAACTTTATAAATTGGATCAATGATAACAGCAGTATAATTTTGCTTGGCAGCTCTACGAATTAACTTAGGTGTTAGCTTATCCATTGGACTTGTTTTACCACGTAAATTCCAAACATCTATGTTCTTAACATTTTCGTGGCCACGTCCTAATTGATTATAGATATCTACAAACCTTTTGCTTGCTGACCTATCATCAAGCTCCAAGTTTACATATAGCACTCTCCCCGGATGATTTATTGGAAAACCAAACCATGACCAGCCTTCTGCAATACTGATAGCTAATTCAATTAAGGCAAATGATTTACCAGCTTTAGATGGACCAGCAATTAACATCTTATGACCTTGTCTTAAAACCCCACCTATTAGCTCTGGAGCTAGTTCGATTGGTTTATCAAACAAACCAGCCATATTTTCCATTTCTGGCAAATTGTCGTTTAAGTCTTCAATGTATTCTTTCCATTCGTCCCAATTAGCTTGGCCAATATTTTTATCAACGATATATTGTTTCTTTCCATTTCTTTCAAATCCTGGTAAGCGTGTTAGTCTAGATGGATTCTTATTTTGTCTGTCAATTTTTAGTCCATTTTTCTCAACAATCTTGTAGAGATAATCCACACGTTCTTGATATTGTGGATAGTTTTGTGCATCTACTTTAACGATCGCATGTAGACTTTTACCACCAGAATGAACCAACACTGCGATTGGCAATTCTAGCTTTTTTAGAACTTCATACTGTTGTTCAATCGACATACTGTCACTTTCGACTAACGAATAACGATAATCAACAACATTCTCATTAGTTATCCCTTTACCGTCTAATGGATTGAATCTAATCCAAGCTCCCATTTCAACGTTAGGATCTCCCAACACCATTCCAACATCACCGTTACTTTTTCTCAGTTCATCTATAATTTGACCTGCAGTTTTTGTGTAGACACCCCTGTTAGGTAGCCATTTCTCATGATCTCCTTGCTCGTGTTTATATCCATCATTCACATATGATATGATGTCATCTGCACTAAATAAGGTCTCAATATAATCAGTGATTTGCTTAACTGGATTCCATGTTGTTGGTGGTAAGACTTTCTCACCATCAATATAATCCTTGTTTATTAACTGATACCCCTTATCAATTGAGGCAACAAAACTATCTCCCCAATCAAAGCTATCATTACTATCAGCTGAGTATGGTTTCCAACCGTTATCCTTGGCCAACTGTGTGATAGTTGCTCCTGTAACTGGTTTAGTGGATCCATCAAAGGTATTCCATTTCTTTTCAGTTTCTCCGTCGTGATATCTAGCACTATCTCTTTGTGACCAACTATCCCAGTCGTTGACACTGTATCCTTCGTATTTTAGTGCCATACCTACATTGACCCATTCTTGATAGTTGAGCATTGCTGGATCAATGTAATCTAGTAATTCTAATAGATTTAATTTGTGTTCTTCCAATTTATTAATTTCTCCTTTCCTAGAGATAACACTGCAAGCCAGAATCGAACTGGAATTGCTACCCTTTAGCCTTGCAGTACAGCAGTTTTATCTGCTAAGCCGGTTTATATTCTGCCGGTTTAATTCCATGAGGTATTCTCCAACCGTTAGCTGCAATTCGATTAATTAATTTAGTTGCTGCTTCAAATTGCCAAGTCCCTACATGCTGAAAACCACGATTTTCTAGAAATCTAATCTGTTTAGGTGTTGATAAGCCTGCATCTCGACGTTTTACTAATCTGTTAATTAACATTTCAGCCTTACCAGCATTTTCAATTTCATCTGGGAATATTCCCCATTTCTCTAGTGCTTTAACTTGCTTGTCAGTCGGCGGTGACATTTGCCAGCCAAAGCTTGGAACATAATCCGTTAAGTCAGATGCTTGGATAGACATCTCAAATTGCAGTGGGTCAACTAACTTACGCTTACGTCTCTTCATTTCAGATAACTGTTTGGCTAAAGATTCTTCTCGCTCTAAAGCAACATCTTCTTTGGCTTGTTGTTCTGCTTGTTCTAAATCAATTGGAGTTCCTAACTCTTCAATATTTTCTGTCATCTTTTTGGCCACTTTCTCATCAGTAGCAATCAAATTAGCCGGATGACATAATTCATGACGTTCTGTATGCCACAAAAAATCTAGTAACAACAATTCTTTCTTGCCAGGTGCTAACCTTGTTCCACGACCTACCATTTGAGAATATAAGGCTCTCACTTTAGTTGGTCTAAGAACAATTACACAATCAACACTAGGACAATCCCAGCCTTCAGTTAACAACATTGAATTGCATAGAACGTTGTATTTGCCTTCTTCGTAATCTTTGAGAACTTGTTCTCTATCTGTAGATTCTCCATTAACTTCAGCAGCTTTAAATCCATGTTTGTTCAAAATATCTCTGAACTTTTGTGACGTTTTAACCAGTGGTAGAAATACAACTGTTTTTCTGTTAAAGCATTGTTTCTTCATCTCTTCAGCAATCTGTTCTAAATAAGGATCCAACGCTGTCCCTAAATCCTTAGTAGAAAAATCTCCTGCTTGTTGTTTAACATTTGATAGATCTAATTTCAGTGGTATAGTCAAAGCTTTAATTGGACTGAGATATCCAGATTTGATAGCTTCTGGCAAACTATACTCATAAGCTAGACTTTCAAAATATGATCCTAGGTTTCTCATATCTCCACGATCCGGTGTAGCTGTTACACCTAAAACATTTGCACTTTCAAAATGTTGTAGCACACGTTGATAGCCATCTGAAATTGCATGATGTGCTTCATCAATGACAATAGTGTCAAAATATTCTGGTGGGAATTGGTTCAGTCGTTTCTCACGTTGCAATGTTTGAACTGACCCAACAACTACTCGATAGAAACTACCTAAGCTAGTCTGTTCAGCTTTTTCAGTCGCTGTTTTTAGTCCTGTTGATTTATAGAGTTTATCTGATGCTTGTTCTAGTAATTCTCCTCTATGAGCTATTACTAAAACACGTTCACCTTTTTTAACTCGATCTTCAATAATTTTGCTAAACACAATAGTTTTACCAGTTCCTGTTGGCAAAACTAGCAAGGTTCGTTTCTTGCCTTCTTCCCATTCTTCTTGAACTTTTTGTCTAGCAGTTTCTTGATATGGTCTTAATTCCATCAAATCACCCCTATGCTAGAATTGTGATTTTTCCTTTTCTGATTTCATCTGATAGTTGGTTTCCCAAGTATTTCTTGATATTTAGGATTGCTTGATTCCTCCAAGCTCCACCATCAGCCTCAAAGATTGCTCCTTTGGGCCCGTCTTGCATTCTGAAAATAAACTTACTTTCTGGCTGTTCCACTTCAACAAAAGTACGATAAGGTATTAGAGTTACTGGATTAGGAACTTTAACATCTGCTGCTGATGCAACTCCTGTCTTGATTGTTACAGCTTGACTTACTCCATCATCACCAGTAGTTTTCACATTATCTTCTTTTAGATTACCCACGACTTTCAACAAGATTTCACGATCAGGATTTTTAACAAAGATTGATTGCAATGCGACGTTAAACTCTTCCATATCATAGAATCTATCAAACCAAAAGTTTGGTAGAATAGCTTCAGCAATTGCTAGTTCTTCACGACTTCCATCAGGTTTTAATGTGCTAACTAAGCGTACAGATTTGTGATTAGCTATGTGCAGATATAACTTTTCATCTGCTCTATCCAAATTAGATTTAATGTAGTCCACTAACCCTGATAAAGTGTTAATTTTCAACACATTTTGAGCTAGATGTAATTTAGGTGCTACATATTTGGGATAACCATTTTCATCAATCACATAAGATTGATTATTGATACTTATTACTCGTTCTTCAGGTTTAATTACTTGTTCTGCCAAATATTGCAATGCTTCTTTTGTTAAGTCCATGTCATTAACCTCTCTTTTCTTGTAAATCAATTACTTTACTCTTTTTTCTAGTTTCTTTTTCGATAACATCAACTGGCTCTCCAGTATCTGTTCTGAGGTCTCCCTTTTCGTCAATGTATGTTTGGCCAGGGACACCAGATTGTAATTCACGAGCTTCAATTTTGTTAGTAGTTAAATCTTTACCAGTTAGAATTGTTGTGGTTACTGGGTCTGTTGGTGCTAGTTTAGATGTAGCAGTAACATTAGTTTTAACTACTTGTCTAACATCATCAGGCACTAAGTCAATCTTTAAAGTGATTGTTCGTTTAGCTGTTGCATTAACATTAGGATCTTGAATGTTCTCAAAAACCTTTTCAAATTCTCTATCTAGTTTTTCTTGCACTGCTCCTTGAGCTAGTTGCAAGATATTAATATCAATGTTCTTCATTAACTTTGCCTCCTAAAATGCACCTGGTTGGAATCCTGTTTGTTGTGTTGGTTGTTGATTTTGAACTGGTGCTGATTGTGTTTGCTGTACATTTTCTGATTTCAAGAATTTCTTCACACGATTATTTTGACGATCTTGGCCATCTTTATTTTTGTAACTATTGACAACTAATTCTGCTTTACCAGAACTACCTAAAACTGTGTTCCAGTTCGGATTAAAAGCTTGTCCATTGACTGGATTTTGACCAATTGACCCAAAGAATTCTGTTAACTTCCAACTTAATCTTTTCAAGAGATATAAGCGTTCAGTAACTGTTGTTTTGCCTTCATTGCCAGTAAATTCAAGACTTAATTCTGCGTAAGGTGTTCCATTTGGAATCTTGTCACTATTTCCGTCATAATTCTTACGTTCAAAACCTGTTACTGTAAACTTGTATTGACCTTCTGGCAATACTACAAATTCATTTTCTTGTGCGACAAAGCTATCGCCCCAGTTTAAAAATTCGTTTTCGTTGTTATTCATTGATAATTCCTCCATTATTTTCTAATTTGTGTTTCCAACATATTTAGGACTTTATCCCAATTACTTGCTAAATGTCCCCACAACTCTGCTGGAACATTTTCTAAAGGTGTGCCTTGTGGCATGAATCCACCAACATAAATCACTTGCATGATTTCATCAGTTGTAACATGATTTACTGTCATTAAATCTGCTAAACTTTGTGGAATATTATCCGGAATGACTTCATCATATTCAGGAGCTGGTTTAGCTTCTTCTGGTTCTGACTCATCTTCTATAACTGGTGGTTCTTCAGGCAATGGTACTTGTTGTTGTGTTTGTGTATTAGATTCAGATTTGATTTGTGTGGTACCCATCCTTGTTTTTCTCTCAAAAGGTTCTCTAATTGCTTCAAAGTCTATTGGTAATTCATCAGGTAAGCCTAAGCGGTTCTTAGCATCCCAAGCCGGCTTATGTGTTGTATACATGACACGTTGTCCACCTGTAGCTTTCTTACTGTCAGATTTACTATCAGTAATGATTGTTGTTTTGTAGTTAAAGAACAGAATCATGTCAGCCCATTCTTTGGCCAAACTAGCATCTCTTTTTTCAAGTTTTAAAGTGTACTTATCGTATTGTCCCATTTCATCAGGTAACTCATGTTTTTTAGTTTCAGCATGAGCAGTTATAACAACATTGATTCCTACGTCTTTAATCTCAGTTAATTTATTGAGTAACTTTCCGATTTCATCAGACAAAGCCACATATCTAGATCCATAATTTGTTGAGTCGATAGCAGCCCACTTGTTTTTGTCCATTAGATACTTTTTGGCCAAGCGTTCTGCCCAGTCTAATGTGTCAATAATCAATGTCTTTCCACGAGGTTCAGACTTAATGTCTTCTAACTCGTCTAAAAGCATTGTCCAAGATGTTGGATTTGGTAATTTTCTAGCATTGATGAAACCTGTTGAACCTTCTGTATCAATAAAGATCGGATCTGGAAACTTACTAGCAAAAGTTGTTTTGCCGATTCCTTCAACTCCGTAAATTAGTACTTTCATTGGTTCAATTTGTAGTGTTTCTTGCACTTCGTATTTGCTCATCTTTAAAACGCTCCTTTCCCAGTCCAAGTATTTTTAATTTCTGGCTCTTTAACTACTGTATTATTTTTAGTAGCATAGCCATCTTCAATGATGATTGAGCATTCATCACCAGTTGAAACTCTAGTTGCAATACCTTGCAACTGTTCCTGTTCAAGCCAATGATTAAATTCTTCTAGTGTTTGCATATCCATCTGTTCTAACTTGTCTAGCAGGATAAATCCACAATTTGGTTTTAACTTACGTACAATAGCAGTTGATACTTTTAATTGATCTGAGCCAGACATGTTGTCCCACTTTTGACCTTTGTAAATTAACTCACCATTATCAACAGACAATCCTGGTAATGGTAAATCAGCACTATTTAATAAATCAGATTTCTCTTTTCTAACAGCTTCAATATTTCTAGTTAGTTCTTGATACTTATCTCTATATTGATTAGCATCTTCTTCTGCCTTATCTTTATCTAAGTTGGCTCTAACTTTACGATTTGTCTCATCAATTTCTGCTAGATTTCTCTCTAACTCTTCTGTTGATTCGTCTTTAAGTTCCAAGACTGACTTCTTGGCCACATTTACATCTTCTGTTAATTCAGCTAATTTAGCTTGTTCCTTCTTTAGGTCTTCCATCAACTGAGATACTTTTTGTGATTGGAAAGCATGCTGTTTCTCTAAGTTACTCAAGTTATCTCTCTTACGTTGATTCTCTCCATTTCGAGCTAAGATATCTTGCTGTTCATTGACTAACTCTTTTATAGAAATCAATTCATGAGGAGCATCTGGATAGAATTTTTGTTCTTCAGCATACTTTTTCTTTTGATCTGCAATCTGACCAATCGTCCGTCTTTGGTTGTACAACTCACCTTCTCTCATCTCTAACTCGTGTAACTTAGGACCTACACCAATGATTTGTAACAAAGTATTAGCCTTCTCTTTTGATGTAGATTCCATAAACTTAGGTAAGTTAATGGCTAACTCTTCAACAAAGTCATTTAATAACTGTTGGCCACCCTTTTTACCATTAGGATCAATAACTTTTAAAGTTGAATTCTTACCACTACGCTCTACAATCAAGCCATTATTCATCACTACATGTAGATGTGGTGGTGTTACTGATCCTTGCCTTTGAGCTTGTGATGGCTTGTATTTGTTGCCACCTAAAACCCAAGCAATTGCATCTAGGATTGATGTCTTACCTTGGTTATTGTTCCCACCAATAACTGTTAAGCCATTTGGTGTGAATTCAGCTTTTACTGCTTTAACACGTTTGACGTTCTCGATCTCTAATTTATTAATCTTCATTGCCATTACGTTTACCTCCTAATTCCTTATACTTATCAAGTAGCCACTTAGCATTTTTTTCATCATATGAACTCTCAATTTCTGCTGTGGTTTCTAGAAATACTAATAAGTTTTGCTTGTTTTCAGTATTTTCAATAATTCTATTAACACCACGTCTAAATCTAATTCTGCGACTTAACAATTCGACATCTGATGTGCTATAATTAGTACATAGATTTGATTTGTGTGGTACATCTTTAACGGATGTACCTTTTTTTATTACTTCCATCTTGTTTCCTCCTAATCAAAAAACTCACCTTTTTTGATCGCTATAACAATTCCGTGCAGTGCATAGCCTGCAAGAACTGATAGTCCAATCAACGTAAAATAAGCAGCTGTTGTTAATGTAATCATTATTTTTCTTCCTTTCTCCTTTTATTCCACCTATACAAATCAACACTTCCTGCGTACGCTATGCATAGCAGAATACCGTATATACACCACATATCATTTACCCCCAGTAAAAATATCCTTGATCCAACTGACTAAAATGAATACCGCTACATAAATCAGACATCCAATTAATACTGCTAAAACTGGTTCCATTAGGTCACTTCCAATCCTAAATTTCAAAGTTCTCTTTCAAAAACTTTCTAACTTCTTCACGGTCATATCTGATTGAACCAGTTGACCATATTTGCTTTTTAAGTCCCATAGCAACCCAAGAATTTAAACGCCTTTGCCCTATGCCTAGGGCTTGTTTAAGTTGCTCTTGTGTAGGATATGGTGGCAAATTATAAGTCTTATTTGCCAGTTCCATACGTTTTTTAATCGTTTGTAGCACTTGAACTGATATTTGTTTAGATATTTTCTCTGCATCAAATTCAACTGGAATCATTGCTTCCATATCGCTCACCTACCTTATTTTTAAGTCAGAAATAATTTTCAAAATAATTTGATTTGCTTTTGGATTCTTTTTACGTCCAGATAAATAATCAGACATATCTTGTTTGTTTACTCCGTACATGACGGATAGAGAACTAATAGAGATATCATTATCAGTTAGATATTTGATAATCTTCTCTCTACCGCTTAATGTTTCTGGCATTGTGGATCACTCCTTTCTGATATAATTTATTTATCTCCTAATGAAAGGAGGTGTTACTATGGTTTCATGCAATTTAGTTCTTAACGGTAGAACAATCCTAACTGATGTTTCTCTTCCACAAGTTCCATCAAAAGGAGATGTTGTTGCTAACATTAATCCTAAAGATAAGCATTACCTTGTTTTGTGCGTTGAATATACTATTAACTATGATAGTGTCAACTTACACGTTAAAGAATTTGCTAATCAATTGACTTGTGTAAATAACGTGCAAGGGTTCAGATAATTCATATTCTTTAATCTGTTTTATCCAATAGGCATTTTTAACAAGGTCTTTACTTACAAACATTGCTTCTTGTGTTGGTGTAAATTTCCCATTTTCACTTATACATTTTCTAAGGAGCAATGTTTTTTCATCTTCATCTATTACTAATGCATATCCTATTTCTATAATTTCTAGCATTATTCCTTTCATGGTAATCACTCCCTTCTATATTCAAATAATTCTCCCAGTGTAATATCTAGTGTTG